ATGAAAAAGATAAATAAAATGACCGAATTACCGAAATGGTTTTCATTGGACAATTACAATTCTATCAATGGGCTGAGTGATCTTGATTTAATTAATCAGTTAGCTATGAGAATGGAAGTTGCTAATGATGATTTTGAATGGCTTGATACCTATCCCGGAGCAAGAAATGAGTTCGCTTCATTTATGGAAGAAAGATTTAGTAACCCAATTCGGCCACTGAGCGGAAAATTATTTGCAGAAAAAATAAAAAGAAAAAAATATTCTGAATGGCAAATGGATTCCGTCGGAGGTGTTGAGCCTTTAAGATTAATTGATGTGATGCAGTTGTCTAAGAAAGCCGCTCATTATATTGATGAAAATAAAATTAATCGCTCATTGCGTGGACAAAAAAGGTCTGTAAGTAAGACCATAAGCGATAATGATCAAATGCATATTACTTTAGATTTGTCTTGGCCTGATGAAATTTTATTAAGCGATTTGGCTGCATTGTTGCCAATATGGCGAATGGATCTTGAAAGGAAAAGTGAAAATAGTTGTAAGTTAAGTAATAGCTGGAGTGTAATCAAAAAGAAAATATTCGATTACAAGATATTGCCAATGTTAGACCTTATGGAGTGGGCTAAAATTAACAATGCAACAATCACTAACAGAGTTTTATCTTTAGCCCTGTTTCCTAATGCAGAGTATGACGCCATTGGTATCGCTCAAACGATCAAACCGTTCATTAGAAATTTTTCCGCAGATTTTTCTATAGAAATATTAAAGCGCAAAGCTATGGATTCATTTTAATCGGGAAATCCATATAGAAATAATTAAAAAATATCTAATAGTGAACCATGCTTTTTAATAGCAAATAATAGCCTCCACAAAACGTAGAAACAGTGGAGGCAACATGCAAAATATCACCTTTATCCCGCCAAATCCTGAGCAGCGCCGCACCCTTTTAGAGGAGTACGGCTTTAAGTTCGACCGTCGAATCCGTGAAGAAGAATGTAGCGAGATCACCAGCCTTTCCCGTTCCAGCCGCTGGAAGATGGAACAGCAGGGGCGCTTCCCTCCGCGCTGTCACTTTGGCCGCAATAGCTGTGCCTGGCTTCTTTCGGATGTGCTCTGGTGGGTTCGTAATCCGCCAGCAGTAGAGAACGTCAATAACCCATACAGCCGTAAATCTGCTTAATTAACCACAGGTAATCTGAGATGAAAAAGATTAATGCCCTCCACGGGCAGGGATTCGCTCACCCTGTAGCCAGCCAACACGATATTTCAGCGAACCGTAAACAGGTTATTTCCGGTGACTGGTCGCCCATTAATCGCGGTGAATTTACGCTTGCCGATCTGGGGTTGCGCCACAACGGTAACGGGCTGGTGTGGCTGCGTTCCGGCGTGTCCGTGCATGAGGCAGACCATGATGCAGGGATAAGCGGCAAGGACAAGACCAAAGGAAGGGTTAACGGCCTTCCTTTTGAATTTGTCGGCCAGTGGCAGGAATACCCGACTAAACGCAGCTTTGCCGTTTCAGTATCTACGGAACTACGGCGCCAGTATTACCCGGACGATGCCGCATTCAGTAAGGCAATGCGTGAGGCTGGTTATGTTCCGGTGCGCACTCGCAAACTGACCGGAAAGGATGCTCGTTTTTGGCTGTACCGTGTAACGGGCAATGATAAGGGGGTTGTCGCAGCAGAATCCGCGCCACACAAGGCTTGTGCGCCAGTTGTCCAGACCATATCTAAGCCTCATCCGTGGTTTAAGCGTGTGGCACTCGATGGTAAATGGCAGTACGTCTACGCAGATCACATCCGCTTTCTGACTAAAAAGCGTCATCGCGTCGATGGTGTTCGGGTTCAGGGGTATACCGCTGGCGGGCTGAAAGTGGAGGCTATTGTATGACAGGCAAAACAAAGGCGGCCATGCCGGGCCGCCTGAGTCTCAACGCTTTACTGAAACATCGCCAGATTACCAGGCTTGCCGCTGGTGGTCAAACCTTGAGCCAACGAAATCCGTACGCACAAATTAACCGCGTACGTTTAACGTACGGACATCGCAATCCATTGAAGGAACTTGATTATAACGAATCGTTAGAATCGGCTGGCAACAAACACGAACAGTATTCGGGTTCGCCTGAACATCAACACTGCTTAGGTTCAGAGGTTCCGACGAATAACGTAGAGAGCTGCGAAGATAACCAACCCTCTTTAAGAGGGGAGCCTCTGCACAACTCATTAATAGTTGCGCAAAACAGACCCTTTTTAAGAGGGGCAATCCACAGCATTACGGGGAGTAACCATGTTCAGCCTTTTGGCTCGATGCCCTGTCGGCGCAATTCCGCGCGGGCCAGTTCTTTCAACCAATTACCGAGACTAACGCCCTCACGTTCTGCGGCATCATTAAGCTGCTGCCGTAATTCTGGAGTGATTCGGATCTGGAAAGTAGGCGACAGCCCTTCTCCTTTTGGTGTTTTATCTCGTTTGATAGTTGACATGTACGTACGTAACCTTATAGCATGGATTTTGTTATGTACGTACGTTATCACGACGAACATGCAAAAGACAACGCCCCGGACTGCGGGAACAGTGCCAGGGCGTCTGACCTCCACCGATAAGTTACGTATCGAGGAAGCTATGAAAGATCATATCACACACCCGCAAGGGCGGAAGTCCTACATCTGGCGTTTTCTTGCACTGAGCGCCATCGGGCGCAACGTCATTCACATCACCGCTACCACTGAGCGCGAAGCCCGTGAGCAATCACCGGCTGGCTGCGTGATGGTATTCGCTGGCCGTCTGCCAGTTCGGGAGGCTCGCTATGCGTGAGCCAATCAGCTTAGACCAGGCCGAATATAAATCAGCGCTGGCTTCATCACTTTACGAAACCATCCTGGAAAAAGCCTCTGCTGAATGTTCGGAAACCCTGCTGAACCATATCTCACTGGCATGTGACCTTAATCAGGAAATTCACCGGGCATTAATCGCCGAGCTGGGTATGGGAGAAGCGAAATGAGACAAGTTCCTTTTGAAGTCCTGATGCACGCTGAAAATGCCCTTTCAGAGAGTGAGTGCGCAATGTCTGTGCTGAGCATGTGGATTGACAGCATTCCCGACGGTGAAGAACACCGTGAGGAAGCGTGCCGTGTCGGAGCAATTATGTCTCTGCTGCACAAATCTATCGGCGAGCTGGTGAAGGCGCGGGAGGCTTACAGTGCGAAATCCTGAAATCAACGATAGCTGGAAGGATAAGCGCGGCGAACTGGTCACGGTGAAAGATAACGCATTTAACCGGGTAACGTTTGTGCGTGATGGTTACGATTTTCCGTGCATCTTTCCGCTGGAAAGGTTCGTTAAAGAGTTCACTTTCGTTAGCTGGGGGCTGAAAGATGAAAAACGCGCCTAATGTGAAAACCCTCCCGCGCGACAAAATGGAGGAGGCCATCATCTTTGCTGGAACGGGAGCATGGAAAGCCGCTCAGGACTACCAGAAAGGGAAGGGCGAGCATGGAGACGATGTTCCGCCTGTGGTTCTGGATCACACCCAACTGGCGGAATTGCCCCACCTGCGCATTGTTGATAAAGGCCGTCGGTTTGCCCGTGTCTGTCAGGCCGGACTTATCGAGCAAAACCAAATCAGCATGATTGCAAATAAGCTGTGTGAGGCTGGCGTTACCAATGCTGAGTTTATCAACGAAAAAGGTGAGAAAGAGGACTGGACGCCATTAATGAAGCGTTTGGAAGACGAGCCCCTAATGGTGACTACGAGGGGTAGTGCTACGCCAGCGCTTAACCAGATGGGAGCCAGCCAGCGCGGGGAAGTTCTGCTTGCTCATTACGATGGCAATCTGGCGATCCATGCTGATTCCGACACGGTTCATCATTACAACGGCGTGGTGTGGGTTCCGCTTTCGGACAAAGAGCTACAGCGGGAAATGGCGCAGATTTTTATTGATGCCGAAGTCGCCTATTCGCAGAACGCGATTAAATCCGCTGTCGATACAATGAAGCTGGGTCTGCCAGTGATGGGTAATACAGCCCGAAATCTTATTGGTTTCAGCAACGGGGTTTTTGATACCCGGTTAGGCCAATTTCGACCGCATGATAAAAAGGACTGGCTTATCGTTGCGAGCGAATTGCCATTCAGCGAACCAGCAGAAGGAGAGACTCTGGCAACCCATGCGCCGAACTTCTGGAAATGGCTCCGCCGCTCTGTGGCGGATAATGACCGAAAAGCAGACCGCGTACTGTCTGCGCTGTTTATGGTGCTGGCGAACCGGTACGACTGGCAGCTGTTTCTTGAGGTAACGGGGCCGGGCGGAAGTGGTAAAAGTGTTATGGCGGAGATCTGCACGATGCTGGCGGGCAAGGCCAATACCGTATCGGCGAGCATGGCGGCGCTGGAGAACCCAAGGGAAAGGGCACTGGTAGTGGGATATTCGCTGATTATCATGCCGGATATGACCCGGTACGCTGGCGACGGAGCAGGGATTAAAGCTATCACTGGCGGGGATAAGGTGGCTATCGACCCAAAACACAAAGCGCCATATTCAACCCGTATTCCTGCGGTGGTGCTTGCCGTCAATAACAATGCCATGTCGTTCAGCGACAGAAGCGGGGGGATTTCCAGACGGCGGGTGATTTTCAACTTCTCCGAAGTGGTACCGGAAAACGAACGCGATCCTATGCTGGCCGAGAAGATTGAAGGTGAGCTGGCTGTAATCATTCGCCACCTGCTCACTCGCTTTTCCAGGCAGGACGAAGCCAAACAGCTTTTGCATGAGCAGCAAAAATCAGAAGAAGCGCTGGCCATCAAACGTGAAGGGGATTCACTGGTGGACTTTTGCGGCTACCTGATGGCTTCGGTGGTTTGTGATGGAATGCTGATTGGTAATGCCGAGATCGTGCCATTCAGCCCGCGCCGTTATCTGTATCACGCTTATCTGGCTTACATGCGGGCCAATGGTCTTAGCAAGCCTGTATCGTTAATGCGGTTCGGTACGGATATGCCAGGCGCAATGGCTGAATATGGCAAGGAGTACCAGAAGCGCAAAACTAAACATGGCATAAGGTCAAACGTCACGCTTCACGACGACTCAGAAGACTGGATGCCTATGTGGAATGATACTTCTCACAATACCGGAGAAAATCAAAAGTAATTGGAAAAGTGTTCACCACTATTCACTGTGGATAAAATCGTATATATAACAGATAGTTAATGGGTGAACACTTTTTATTGAAGTGTTCACCAAGTATTCACCTGTTCACCTTTAAAGGGCTTTTCTTTTAAAAGGTGAAGGGTTATGGTGAACACTAGTGAATACTTAAAATTATAGTCTTCACCCTGTAACCATATGAATTTGAATGGAAAAAATGCAAAGGTGAACAGGTGAACACTTAAACGCATATTTTTTATTTTTACGAGGCTGCATATGGAAATTTTAGGCAACCATAACGACAAGTTTCACGGCATCAAATTTCTGCATAGTGCAATTGAAGAAATGAATGAGAAAGCTGAAGTAACTCTGACCGACTATCTGGCTCTTAGGGCTTTTGTTCTGGCTGAGCGAAGAGAAACTCAGGACTACATTGATGCAATGGATGAAACGTATGCTGATTTGCCCGATGATCTGCGTTCTTACATTGAGCTTCTTAATGACGTTGCCGCACAGCTATCAAATCCATCACGCTCAAATGGGAATTTAAAATCAATTATTTACGATGCGAGAATATCAAGCGGAAACGCCATGTCTCACTGGTTCAGTGTTGATAGATAGTAAAATCTAAGAAGGGATAACTAATGCGTACTAATGATGATTTACAGATAATCCGAAAGCATCTGGATGGTGAATTTGAACAGCGCCTGTTAGACGCTGCGATCAATAACCTTTTGGATGAAAATAATCAGCTTCGGTTCAGCAATTATGCCTATGCACTTAGAGAGCTATTCTTACACGTTCTAAAACGCATGGCACCTGATGAAAATGTTCAACTATGCGAGTGGTTTCCTGGTTTGAATGAAAGAGAGCAGGTTGCAAGAAAAGACTCTTACAAATATATCATTCATGGTGGGTTAAGTGATGAATATGTCAGGGATGTACTTGATGTAAATATTGCCGGAGTAATTCCGGGATTGCGTGATGCGTTCTACTCATTAAATAAATTTACTCACATAAGCGAAAAGATTTTTCCAATTAATGATGACGATGGCCTAAAAATGGTGGGAGAGGTTGAAGGTTGCATCGGAGCTCTTTTCACCAAGCTTGATGAGTGTCATAAGGAGATAATTAATAAGCTTTATGAAGCTGTGAGTGAGGCCGCGATACATAGTTCGATAACTGAAACTGTAACATCAATTGATATTTTATCGACACACAGCTCGGTTGATGAAGTGTATGTTGATGATGTGAAAATAGTAGAAATAAATGACTCTGAAGTAATTTTCTCTGTTATTGGCTCTGTAGGTGTCGGGTTGCAATGGGGATCTAATTCCGATTTGCGAAATGACATAGGTGCTGTAGGTAGAGAAACATTCCCATTTACCTGCGAGGTGAGAAGTCCAGTGTATGCCCCTGAACGTTTAGAGTGTGATGAAGGGGCATTCCATGCAGATACTTCAAGTTGGTGGGAAGGATATTACGACTAACAAGTGTAAATTATTCGTCCTCGCGTTTATTAGTGCTTAGCCCGATAAAATTCGGGCTTTTATTTATTATTTTCATGTATATGTTGAGAAGTGGCACTCAGACGTGAGCCGCCACTGGCCGTTAAATCAAGCTGTAGCGAGTACAGCCTGTGGGATGCAGAAAAAGATTTAACGGCCTCCCCTCCAAGCGCTGGTTTCACGTCTCTACGTTAATTGATACGGAAACCACTCCATGAAGAAACTACTCGAATTACGCCAGCAGAAAGCCACACTCAAAACCCAGATGCGTTCCATGCTGGACAAAGCCGACACCGAAAAGCGCAGTCTGAACGAAGAAGAGGGCAAAAAGTTCGACGAACTCCGCGCCGAGGCTGATGCGCTTGAAGTTGAAATCACACGTCTTGAAGCCGTCGCCGACGATCAGCGCAATCTGCCTGGTACTTCCGTTCAAGGTGAGCCTGTAAGCAACGACGAGCTGCGCCACTACATCATGACCGGTGATACCCGCTCTCTCTCCACGCTGGTGCAGGCTGACGGCGGCTATACCGTTATCCCTGAGCTGGACAAAGAGATTATGCGCCAGTTGCAGGATGATAGCGTGATGCGCTCCATCGCAACGGTGAAGACCACTAAAACCAACGAATACCAGAAGCTGGTATCTGTGGGCGGCACTAACGTTAATCGCGGTACCGAAGGTGAGGCACGTACCGAAACCAGCACGCCGAAGATGGAGCGCGTTGATATTAAACTCAACCCGATCTACGCCTACCCGAAAACCACTCAGGAGATTCTCGACTTCTCCGAGGTGGATATTCTGGGCTGGCTGTCTTCTGAAATCGCCGACACCTTCACCGCTACCGAAGAAAGTGACTTTGTGAACGGCGACGGTGATAAAAAATCCAAAGGGTTCCTGTCTTACCCTCGCGCGGCCACTGCCGATAAAACCCGTCCGTTCGGTACGCTGGAGAAGATGGAAGCCGCTGACGTTTACTCTGACGTTTCCTCTGATGACCTGATCGACCTTCTGTATAAGCTGAAATCCAAATACCGCAAAAACGCCGTATGGGTGATGAACTCCAACACCGCCGCCAAACTGCAAAAGCTGAAAAACGGCAACGGGGATTACATCTGGCGTGATCGTCTTGTTGCCGGTACTCCCGATACGCTGCTGGGCCGTCCTGTTCAGTATCTGGAAACCATGCCGGATGCGGAGGCGGGTAAAGCGTTCCTCGCGGTTGGCGACTTCAAGCGCGGCTATTTCATCGTGGATCACACCACTGGCGTGCGTACCCGTCCTGACAACATCACCGAGCCGGGTTTCTACAAGGTGCATACCGATAAATACCTGGGCGGTGGTGTGGTGGACTCCAACGCCATCAAGGTGCTTGAGCTTTCAGGCTCCGGTTCCTGATTTGACGTTTAAGGGGCTGCGGCCCCTTTTTGCCCTCTGTGGAGTCCAGTAATGAAAACAATCGATTTTGAAATCCGTACCTCCGAAGTGAGCGCCAGCAACAAAAAGCTGGTGGGCTATGCCGTGCGCTGGAACAGTCTCTCAGAAATTATCTGGGACGAGTTCCGTGAGCAGTTTGCGCCGGGCGCATTTAAAGACAGCCTGGCATCCGGTAGCGATGTGCGTGCGCTGTACGAGCATAACTATACCCAGCTGCTGGGCCGCACTAAATCCGGCACGCTGGTGCTGTCCGAAGACGATACCGGGCTGCGCTTCGAACTGACCCCGCCGAATACCCAGCTTGGCAACGATGTGCTGGAGCTGGTGGAGCGCGGGGATATCTCCGGCATGAGCTTTGGTTTCCGGGCGATGAAAGAGGCGTGGGATATTGCTCAGTCTCCATACCTGCGCACTGTTACCGCTGCCGAACTGCGGGAGATTACCGTTACCTCTATGCCTGCTTATCCTGAGTCTGGCGTGGAAATCGCGCACCGTTCGCTTTTCTCCCAACATCCTGAACTGCGCCGCGCTGGCGATAACCGTCGCCGCTGGGCTGAATTAGCGGGGCTTTGATATGTGGAATATCTGGCCGTTTGGCCGTAAGTCTGAACCCTCCGAACAGCGCAGTATGACCATTGATGAGTGGCTGGCGATGGCATGGATTCCAAATACTGGATCAGGCGAGTATGTGTCTGCGGGTACTGCGGAATCTCTGCCGGCGGTCATGAACGCCGTATCAGTTATCAGTGAGGCGGTGGCAACAATGCCCTGCTATCTCTACCGCGTCCGTAATGATAATGGTCGTGAGGCGCGAGAATGGCTGAGTAATCACCCAGTGGATTTTCTCCTGAACGAGCAGCCGAACGACTGCCAGACGCCTTATCAGTTTAAACGCACGATGATGCGCCATTGTCTGCTGAATGGTAACGCCTATGCGGTGATCAAGTGGGGCCGCGACGGCCAGCCGCAATCCCTGCACCCGTATGCGCCGGGGGCGGTTGTTCCCGAGCGTATCGGCCAGCATAAGTACAAATACACCGTTACAGAGCCGTTTACCGGGGCTGTGCGCACCTATCTACAGGAAGAGATTCTGCATCTGCGTTACTCCACCGATGATGGCTTTCTGGGGCGTTCGCCTATTACTACGTGCCGTGAGGCGCTGGGGTTAGGTCTGGCCCAACAGCGCCACGGTGCCAGCATTATGAAAGATGGCATGATGGCGGCGGGCGTCGTCACTACTGCTGAATGGCTCGACAGCGTGAAGGGTAAGCAGGCTCTGGACGCACTGGAGCGCTACAAAGGTGCCAGAAATGCCGGGAAAACGCCGATCCTTGAAGGTGGCATGGACTACAAGCAGCTTGGCATGAGCAATCAGGATGCCGAATGGCTGGCGTCGCGCCGGTTCTCCATTGAAGACATTGCCCGCATGTTCAACGTGTCGCCCATCTTCCTGCAGGAATACAGCAACAGCACCTACAGCAATTTCAGCGAAGCGAGCCGCGCCTTTCTCACCATGACCATGCGCCCGTGGCTGGCGAACTTCGAGCAACAAATCAAATCTGCTTTGCTGGTGGCCTCTCCGGTTCCGGGAACCCGCTATCAGGTGGAGTTTGACTCTGCTGACCTTCTCCGTGCCACACCTACCGAGCGTTACGCCACTTATGAGCGAGGCATTAAGAACGGGATCATGAACCCGAACGAAGCCCGTGAGCGCGAGGGGATGCCGCCGCGTGATGGTGGTGACGAATTCAGCCAGGCATGGAAGCAGGAAGTGAAGATCAGCAAAGACGGCAAGGAAGGTGACGCATGAGAGCCGGGGGGCTGAGAAGCCGCGTCACTATTCGGGTATTCACTACCCACAGGGAGCCGTCCGGTCAGGTTGTTCAGGTCTGGGAAGACGGGGAAACCATATGGGCTGAGGTTAAGGGGATCAGTGGCCGAGAGTTAATGGCGTCAGGTGCCGAGGTTGCCGAAGCGACGATCCGCGTTTGGGTGCGTTTCCGCCGTGATATTACCGCAGCCAACCGTCTGAAAGTGCTTACTGGCACGTTTGCTGGCAGCACTCTCAATATTATCGGGCCTCCTATTCCTGATTCGGAAGGTACCCGGCTGGAAATTCTCTGCAAGACAGGAACGGAAAAATGACAGCAGAAATCACCCTGGATGAAGCAAAGCTGCATTGCCGTATTGATGATGATTACGAAGATACGTTGATACAGGCGTACATCGATGCGGCGCTCGAGGTCTGCCAGAAGCATATCGGCAAACGGTTTGATAACGGTCTGGAGTTCACGCCCGCTATTAAGATCGGCTGCCTGATGTACGTTTCTCAGTTGTACGAGTACCGCACGATGATTGGTGACACCGACGCCAAAGAGATACCGATGGCTGTTTCTGCGTTGTGGTCTGTCTACCGAGATGTGGGGGTGTACTGATGCCGTGGCAACCACTACGCCGGTGCAATGAGCCGGGGTGCAATAAGCGGGTGAAGTCCGGCAAGTGTGATGAGCATAAGCGGGATGCCCGCCGACAAAGCGACAGCCGAAGAGGTACACGAACAGAGCGCGGTTACTCCAACCGCTGGGGCGAATACCGTCGTCATTTTCTGAAAGCTAATCCGCTGTGTGTCCATTGTCTCAAGGCTGGCGTCTATGCATCGGCAACTATCGTCGATCACATCATCCCTATCGAGGGTGAAGCTGATGTGCTGTTCTGGCCCGCCAGTAATCACCAGTCGTTATGCGCTGCCTGTCATGGACGGAAGACAACCACAACAGACCCGGTGACGAAGCAGCAGCGTAAAGCCGGTAAGTTCCGCGAGCAGGAAGAAGCAGCACGTCATCGCACCGACTGGATCTATGAGGCAAACAATGACTGAGCAGGAACAGCAGCGGCTGATTAGTGGGCTGATAAAGCAGCGTGAGTCATGGCAACCAGCCAGACAGAGAGCGCATAAGAAGCCCGTAGCAAAGCGCATGAGCCAGCGTGACCGTGAGCTTATGGAATGCTTTCGCAACCGCTGACAGGCCGAATGGACGGGGTGGGGGAGGTTTTCAGGACAAACCCCTCTCAGCGAGGAACCACCCGCCCCCTCAAATTTTTACGCACAGTGTTTTTTTTGAAAATAAAACAGACAGGTAAACAGTAAGTTATGGCAAGACCACCCAAACCGCCCGCCTATCTTGATGAGATCGCGGCGCAGCAGTGGAAAGCAAAGGCGAAGCAGCTGGCGGAGCGCGGTGATCTGACGCCTGCCGACTGGAACAACCTTGAGCTGTATTGCGTCAATTACTCGATGTACCGCAAAGCCGTGGAAGACCTTGCCACGCGGGGATTCAGCATAGTGAACAGCCAGGGCGGTGAGAGCCGTAACCCGGCACTGAGCGCAAAAGCGGATGCCGAAAAAATTCTCATAAAAATGTCGTCGCTCCTGGGCTTTGATCCGGTAAGCCGCCGCCGCAATCCGGTAGAAACGGAAGAGGAGGACGATCTTGACCGTCTGGGATGATTACGCAAACGCCATTAAATCGGGTGAAATTCCGGCCTGTAAGCGCGTGAAACAGGCCGTTGAGAGGTACTTTTCAGACCTGAATGACCCCCGCTATGTGTTCGACGCGGCGACCGTGGAGCGGTTTATCGCCTTCTCCCGGCTCTGTCCGCACGTCAAAGGCCCGCTGCGGGGCCAGCCAATCGAGCTGGAGCCGTGGCAACAGTTCGCTTTTGCTAACCTGCTGGGCTTTAAAGTCAGGGAGTCAGGCCGCCGTAAGTACAGCAGCGCCTTTATTGAGGTGCCGCGCAAGAACGCCAAATCAACCGTAGCCGCCATGCTGGCTAACTGGTTTCTGGTAATGGAGAAGGGCCAGCAGGATATCTACACGGCGGCGGTAAGCCGGGATCAGGCCCGAATCGTGTTCGACGATGCCCGCCAGATGTGCCTGCTGTCGAAACCGCTGAAAAAGCGCGTCAATATCCAGGCGCATAAGGTCATTTTTCCGAAGAGCAACAGCCTGTTAAAGCCGTTGGCGGCGAAAGCGGCCACCATTGAAGGGACTAACCCCAGTCTGGCGATTGTCGATGAATACCACCTTCACCCGGATAACGGCGTTTATTCCGCCCTCGAGCTGGGTATGGGCGCACGTCCGGAGGCGATTTTGTTCGCCATCACTACCGCCGGGAGTAACGTTGTCTCTGCCTGTAAACAGCATTATGACTACTGCTGCCAGATTCTGGCCGGGGAAGAGAGCAACGATTCGCTGTTTGTCCTGATCTACGAACTGGACGACGAAAGCGAGGTTGAGCAGCCTGAAATGTGGATCAAGGCTAACCCTAACCTGCATGTGTCCGTTGACTCAGCGAAACTGGAATCCACCATCCAGAAAGCGCGGGGCATACCGTCGCAGTGGGTGGAAATGCTGACCAAACGTTTCAATATCTGGTGTCAGGGCTCCACACCGTGGATGGGTGCCGGTGCATGGGATGCCTGTGCGCTCGACTATAACGAATACGATCTGGCCGGAATGGAGTGCTACGCCGGGTTTGACCTGTCCTCTACCAGCGACATCACCAGCGTGAGTTACGCTTTCCCGTTCGACAGGGAGATCCGCCTGCTGACCCGTCATTATCTGCCGGAAGCCCAGCTACTTAACGTCGCCAACAAAAACCGCGCCATCTACCGCCAGTGGGTAAAAGCGGGATGGATACGCACCACGCCCGGCGACTGCATCGACTATGACCGCATCCGTGACGATATTCTGCGCGACGCTGAAATCTTCAATATCAGGCTGGTGGGTTTCGATACGTGGAACGCCACGCACCTGCGCACCCAGCTACAGGGAGCGGGGCTTGATGTGGAGCCTTTCCCGCAAACCTATCTCAAGTTCAGTCCGGTGGCGAAATCATTTGAGGTGTTCGTTAACCGTAAGGTGGTGCGCCATCGCGGCGATCCGGTTCTGGCCTGGGCGATTGGAAACGTGGTGATGGAGTCCGACGCTAACGCCAATATTAAGCCCAACAAAAAGAAATCCTCTAACAAGATAGACCCTGCGGTATCTGCGCTGATGGCGTTCGGCACCTTCCAGGCTGAGCATGAGGATTTTGCTTTCGATATGAGCGACAGCCACAAACAACGGCTGGAGACATTTAACGGTATCTGACTGGAGTAAAACTATGAATACAGCAAACCATGAAACCATGAGCACGATCCTTCTGAGCGGCTCGCTGGCTAAACTTTTTGGCCGTACTCACCAGCGGCTTATTGGCCCGACACGTGAGGCGTTTACTGCGTTATCCGCCACCATTCCCGGCTTTCAGAAATTCATGAATACCAGCAAAGCCCGAGGACTTACGTTCGCTGTATTCGTGGACAAAAAGAACGTAACTCAGGATGATCTCGATTTTCCGAACGGTAACAGGACGATTCGAATTGTTCCGATCATAATCGGGAGCAAGAAAGCAGGGGTGATGCAAACTATTCTCGGCGCGGTGCTGGTGGCGGCGTCAATCTGGATGCCTGGCATTGGCATTGCAGCCAGTAACATGATGTTTGCTGCTGGTTCAGCAATGGCAGTAGGCGGTGTAATGCAAATGATATCTCCGCAGGTGCAAGGCCTTGCCAGCAAGCAAAGTGCCGATAATAAAGCCTCGTATGCGTTTGGAGGTGTCACCAACACTGCCGCCCAAGGCTACCCGGTACCGTTGCTTTACGGTAAGCGCCGAATTGGTGGTGCAATCATTTCTGCCGGGATCTATGTCGAAGACCAGCTTTAAGTATGCATGATGAAGCGAGAGACTATCGAGGCGGTAATAACAGAAATGGCACATCTGCAAGGCCATGAACTTAACGGGCGGGTTCATCTTATGGTGCGCAATCGCGTTGCCGCTTGCTTGGCTGCGAAAGAACGCCACCGGCAAAGGATGGATGCCAAACCGTATCAATGGAGAAAGCCGGAAAGGCCAAGGTGATAAACCCAACCTATCAAAGCACTGGACTATGTTCTGGTGCTTTTTTGTTTGTGCGAGCAATCGTGTATAAACATATGTATAAACAGAGATAAAAAAGGCGCTTCCCCATGCCGGTTAGCGCCTTTTTAAACAAACACTTAACTGATTAGTATCAGTTCATGCCGTATTTTTTCAGTTTCTTACGCAGGGTACCACGGTTGATGCCCATCATCAGGGCAGCGCGGGTTTGATTACCACGGGTGTATTGCATCACCATGTCCAACAGTGGCTGTTCAACTTCAGCCAGTACCAGCTCATACAGGTCATTAACATCCTGACCGTTCAGTTGAGCAAAATAGTTCTTCAGTGCCTGTTTAACCGAGTCACGCAGGGGCTTTTGAGTCACCTGATCCTGAGAGTTAACGGTAGAAACGGTCAGTACGTCAGAATTTACGCGTTGTTCGAACAT